AAGTCCAGTATGATCAGTCTGATCTAGTTCTAACATTGAAGCACCATCCCACTTGAATACTTTTACAGCCTGATCATAACTAAGCGTGGGTTCTACCTGTCCTGATTTTTTGCTGACACCATAAAGGCAAGCATATGCCATAGCCTCCATGCCCCAATCTTCTATCGGGAACCACACTCCCTCACCATTTTCTCCACCCTTTTCGTCATATAGTTGAGTGAGGAGTACCTTGGCTATCAGTTGTGGGTATCCCTTCTCCTTTGTTTTGGAGATACCCTTCTCCACTAAGCGACAACGGAATGTTCCTATACGATCTACACTAATTCCCATAAGTTAACCTCCAATATATTTTAGTTTACACTGCATACAAAATTCTTCTGTATCTGGTATAGGTGCACCACACAGTGCACCTGCACATCGTTTCAAGTTGGCCTTGTCCAGGATCTCGTCTACATCATGTTCTGTCACCACCTTCGGCGGCATCTTGGGATTGCACATGTCTAGAAATTCCTGGTACTCTTCATCAGTAGAGATTCCACGGTCATGCCGTTCTTTCTGTATCAGTCGTGACATGAACTCACCTACTATACGGTTACACAATGCCACCTTACCGTTATCACCGTGACAGTATTTATGTTTAAGGCCAGATCCACATGGGCATAGATCGTTACGTCCTGGTTTTGGTCCTATGTAATTGACGCCCATTACGTCCCCTTCCTTACTACATCAGCACTCATCACCTCAATGAAACATATATGCTTATCGAAGTCGTAGTGTACCGGCACGCCTAATGTATGCCCTAAGAGAACAAGTGTTCGCATGTCTTCATTATCAGTGTTCTTACAACTCAAACGGGCCACATTTAACACCTTACTACATGTCTGTTTGAACCTTTGACCATGTTGGTTGGTGCTGGTATGCTCATATCGTGGTTGATGGTTATATGTTTTATCCCAGATCATTTCTCCTCCTCCGGTATGTTACGCCACGCTTCATCAAAGATGAACTGCCACAGTGAGTCATCAGTAGGGTCACTGAATGATACTAGTGGAAATCTGCCCGGCACAGTACGTGACTTGGCTTTGAAGTGGGCCTGACCATGTAAGAAGATCAAGCGTTCTGCTGACGATGTAGCCTTCCTGTCCTTAGCTACCAGATCTGAGTAACCGATCTTGAACACATGATCGCACCACTCAGTCCACATGCCCCAGATAGAGGGAGTCTTGCCGTGCTGTGGTGCCAGTTTAGGTGCGTCACATAAGAAGTTCTCACCACTGGCATTAGCCACTTCGACCTGCTGCATCTGACATAGTATTAGAATATTTTTACCACGCCTTACGAGTGCATCAAAGTCACACAGTGGTAGTCTCATAGTATCATATAGATGCCGATGTCCCTTGCCCCATCCATATTTTTCGATGTTCTTGACATAGTTATTTTTTTCATCAGTTATGTTCTTCAACATCCAGTCGTGTGCGAGCAGTTCAAGTATGGTACCGGTATCTACAACCACTGTCTCGTAGTCATCGAACATGCTCACCTGCTGTGTACACTGTCTGAAGTCATCGAAAGTTTCTACACCTTCAATGTGATGTAACGGTTCCTTGGTGACAGGATGTAAGATCTTACGACCACCATCATCCAGTCCTATGAACACGGGTTTAGGTGCCATAACAGCGAGAGTTGTCTTACCCATACCTGAGTCAGCATACCCCAGGATCTTCTCACCCTCTTGTTCGCCATTCCAGACACCAGCCTGGAATGTCTTGATTACTGTCTTGATCTTCTGATTACTCACCGCACCCTTTCTTGCACTCGCTGGTGCAGCCGGGGGTCTTCGTATCATGGGGTCTAAAGGATTTTCAGGTAGTCTATTCCCAGGTGGTCTTGTTTCTTCTGGCATTGGTGGGGCTTTACCCATTAGTTTTCTCCTTTTTATTGAAGATACATTTCATACCAGCCGGAGGATTAGTCGGGTCCAGCGGTATATGGTTATAGCAACTATCGCAATAGTCACACTTGAATGTGGCTTCACACTGGTTCTCGTTATGCCACCATCGATCAGCCCTGATCTTGGCCATCATGTCCTTGGCTATATCATATAACTCATACTCGAACGCCCTCATCTCAGGATCAGTACGTACCAGCGGTTTGCACTCGAAGTAGAACTTGGGACGTTCGGTTATATCCTGGAGTAACCGGGCACCATACATCTCAGGTGTCTCTCGGATGGCGAAGGTGCCTTCCTTCTTACCGGGTTCGACCTCAGCGATTTTGCCGTTGACACATAAACCACCAGGATCAGAATCAAGGTCTATGTTATTCAAAACTTCAAACTCCTGACCACAGTACTCACCATCCTCTACGAACTTCTTACTGTCACCTTGTGTCAACATCTTCGGACTGATCTGTGGCTTGTGGTGTACATCATACTCAATCTCGCTGATCAAAGGGTCGGTAGCCTTGATACCATATTTCTCCAGCATACCTGCCGACTGCAACCGCCTCGCTGCGTATATATATATACTAGTTTGTGTATCCATGTTGAGATGTGCCCAATAGGAGGAATCAGAATCCAGTGAACTACCGGTTGTCTTGTGTTCCTTTACGGCCAGTCTACCTGAATCCAGTGTCACCAGTTTATCGATCTTGCCTGTGATGAACACGTCAGGTACTGGGTGTCCGGTGTCCGGGTTGAGTAGTGGTAAATTGAAATACTCTTCCCTTGCTATGGCCGGACTGATAGTGTTGTTATGGTACCAACGATAACCTATCAGTGCATAGAGTAACTTGATACGCTCGATCTCCCTGGCTTGTTTATCCAATACCGGAACATCGGCGTATGCCTTGTCCAGTACCCGGATCACTGCATCCATGACATCTTCGGGTACCTTGCCAGTACCAGCACAGATGGGGCAACCAGAAGTATCATAAGGAACATATGGTATAGTCCCGACAGTCTTTATCTCTTTATCGCACTCAGGACATAGACTCCCAGGTTCCAGACTGGCTACCTCCAAGAGTTCGTGCCAGTTAGTACCTATCCTCTGGGCGTCTGTATCTTCTACCGGCCTGATGCCAAGTACGTATGCGTTCCTGAACCTGAACGGACACGATTTGAACGCCGCTATAGATGATGCTGATAGTTTTAATATTCTCATTTCCACCTCCAGATATCGATGAACAGTCTGATACATAGTATGTCTAACGATACGTCTATGTTTCTGAACCGAGTGTATTCGTTTCCTACATTCCTACCCTTAGTAGTCCATATACCTATGGCTAATGGTAGTCCCCACTTTCCCCAGTTCCAGGTAATACCCATTGTAACTTCCAATTTACTATCTTCACCAAATGTTTTTTCCACTATACCCACTCCTTAAAATAGTATTTAAGTTCCTCGATACCGTGTACCACATAGTACAGGCTATCGTTATCACGTACAGCTTTCATACGCTTCTGTTGTCCCTTACTTTGTCTGCCTCCCGAACCACGCTTAGTTTCAACCTCAAAATGCTTGCCCCCATGATGCTTCAGCATGCCGTGGATGTCACCACTATCGAGTATACCGTATGTGGCCCACTGTCCACGATCATTCTGGAATGAACCAGAGTCATGCCTATTACACTTCACGTGGTTCTTTTTCAGCCAGGCCAGGCACTCAGCAAGTACTGTATTCTCCAGTTTAGTAGGGTCTACCGGAACTGTTGGATGTGTGACTATACTGCCGTCACGTGCCCCGATACGCCGGACCTTCTCACCGTTACGTATCTGGATGATGGCGTTACCCAGATCTCTACACTTTTGTGCCTTGGTTTGTCTCTTCATTTGCATAACCCCGCCAAGTGTTCAGACATTAGGAATAAGACTATAGCTGCACCAACTAACATCCAAAATAATCTGTCGCAGTTGTTCATCTCGTCCTCCTCAGTTTCGCAGCACACCGTTCCAGGAAGTCACCTGTAGTTTCCGACATACCCATTTGGCGTGACTTGCATATGGTGGTTTTACACATAACAGCCTGTCTGTCTAGCACACCCTTCACTGCATGTTTGATCAAGTCACTTTGTCGT